TTCGCGTCTTGGTTCCTCGCGAGGGATGTAGCGTTCTTCGCGTCTTGGTTCCTCGCGAGGGATGTAGCGTTCTTCGCGTCTTGGTTCCTCACGGTAGTAGGAGTCGCGGCGCGACTTGTATTGCGGGCAGTAGGACGACGTGTGTCCGTCTTTGTGGCAGATTCGGCAGGCTTGGTTCAGGAGCGTTGGACAGATGACTTTTCCTTGAGGTCCGGGCTGGTCCTTGACGAAGTGGCTGGTATATTCCGATTTGGGTTTTCCGGCGTCATAGCACACCTTGCAGTAAGGAGTAGCAGCGACGGTATTGCGGGTAGCGTTGGTATTTCTGGACGACGACATTTGTATACGATTGATTCTCTGTTGGAAGCACTAATGATGACTGATTTGAAGAAAAACATTTCAATTTTTTTTCAAATACTATAAATCTTTGGCATCATGTTATTTTCTCTATTCCAAATGTCCCGCTGTCATAAACGCTGAAAATGATCGTGTAAATTCTTCCAAGTCTTTTTCGGTTAGGTCGCTTCGTTTTCCGCGAGGCACCTTAGGGGTCAAAAGGTCAATATCATCGTCTTCTATCGTCGCGGAGTTAGAAGACGTATGTAGTTTGCTGGAAAGAGTCATATTCTGGCGTTTATATATTACATCAAGATATTTGTTTATGTAGTTATATCATCTGCTGTCTATTCTATCAAATTCACCGCGTATTTCTCGTATATTTTCTCTTTTAGTTTCGATATTTCGAGAGAAATACTTGTTTCCGTAATTACCGATTTTGAAGACTCCTGTGGTGTGGGAACAGTAAATGTATGACTACACGTCCATCGAAATCCATTTTGATTGTCTTTTTGATCATATACGAGAGATAAGGTGGTCGTCGCTGTTGTCTGTTTTACAATACGTAATGTAGTATATTTCGGTAAATATTTTCTCTCGGCTGCGAACGCAGGGCTTATTTCATGTCCTCCTGTCGACATGACAGTAAACTTCTCTTCGGCGTCGGTGGTTGTCGGCGTCGGCGTCGTTGCTTCTAAATCCGCGACAACCTTATTAGCCTCTTCTAACTTTTCGTGTAATGATATTTTCCCTGATTTTGAACTGACCCATGGTCGCGAGAGCTTGGGATGCGACTCCACCTTGAAATATTCTCTCGAAACACGTTTTCCATTTTTAAGATTCACGAACTCGCGATAATACACGACATATTTTTTCATCATTTGTTGTGTGATTCCCGGAGGCAACGTCTGTGCCGTGTGTTTTCTCTCGCGTTTGCCGTTTCTAGTAGACGGCATGGTAGTCGTGCTGTCGGGGTCCATTTGTATATCCACGGCATAAAACATATAAAAATGAAACGCTCCTAAATATCAAAGACCCGCGCGATGAACGCAATACAGGAAGCAAAACGGGCTCTCTCGCGCGGACTCATCTTTAAATTGTCGCAAATCGGATTCGCACTTCGAAGCACGCTGTGTTATACCAACCGGATTAATGTAGGGATTCATGATTACGCGGAATATGCCGCACAATTGCGTGATGGAGATTCGATTTTTATATCGACGAGAGAAACCGAGGTGCCGATTCATACAGTTGTCGCCATTCTACGAGCTCGTAACGTCCGCGTTATATTTTATATCATGGAAGAACCGCTGGTTGCGTGGGAGTTTGTCGAGAGATTACTTCCAGTAAGTATTCGAATATTCGTCCAAAACAACGAATACGACCACCCGAAGGTTCACATTATGCCTATTGGGATACGCGATTGCGGTTCAGTTGTTCCGATGCATCGGCGGTTTGATCATTCATGCTTGTATGAGAGGGGGGTCTCGATGCGTTTGACGGAGGATGCGGTCACGCGACGATCCATAAAATGCCTTCTTTGTTTCAGCGTATGGACACATCCGACGCGTCAAGAGTGCTACGACCTATTCGCGGGTGCGGGTGCGGGTGCGGGTGCGTCGTCGTCCTTCGTCTATAACTTGAACGATGACCCCGCGCCTCAACGACGCGAAGAACGAGAGAAACGCAATACACCAGAGTATTTTTATGAGAAGATACCTCCAACGGTGATCTATGATAAAACACTCGAAAGCCGATACGCGCTTTGCCCACGGGGGTATGGCGTCGATACGCACCGGTTTTATGAATGTATTTACCTCGGGTGCGTTCCGATTGTCCTCCGGACTCATACTGTATTTGACCGGTTGTATGACTCGGTGACTGGGTTTCCATGTCTCGTCGTCGAGAGATGGGCGGATGTAACCGAGGAACTATTAGACCAGTCATACCCAGAATGTTTTGCGAGGATGTGCGATTTTCACGCACGGTATCCGCGGTTCTTGACGGACTTGGATAGTATCGAGGGGTTGTTACTGGGGCTTTAAAGCCCGTTGCTTTAGTATATTCTCAATATTATATATTAGTGGTCTAATGCTTGTAACGAAACGCCGACATCGGTGGTCCATGAAATACAAACGCAGCATCAACTGCCGCCGGCCGCGCGGATTCTCTCAACGCCAGCATTGTAAATATGGGCGGCGGGGGTGGAAGACCGCGACGACGACGACGCAACGACGCACAGCTCGCGAGAGATTAAATTGAACTCCTTTTATTGAATACAGGTATAAATGTATTGGCGTGATATGCTGTCTTTGCTTCGGAGTTTTGTTACACGGGTTGTTGCTGGTCAAACACCTGCGGTCGTATTGGGTCGTTGGGGAATTCAATACGATCCGCGGATAATTGATTGTAAGGTGTTTCAGGCAAATGAAGACCATTGCGGATGTTGTGCTGTTCCTGCTCCAAATCCCGCTCCCGCTGCTGTGGAAAATAATATGAAGGTGGACGAAAAAGGAGAGGAATATTTGGTGCCGTATGTCATGTAATCGAATCGAATGGAATCGAATCGAATCGAATGGAATGGAATGGACGTGGAATGGAATGAAAGCGTAGCGGACATGATAATAATATACATCGTGAGTATATCACGGCGTATATTGAGGAATTAAGAAGACGAATGGAGTATTATTCGATCGCGGCATTCGCGGTGACTTTCTTATCGGCGTTGTTTTTATTTATGCGGAATTACCCTAGCGACCGGTGGTTTTCGGTTGTTTTTGTAGTGGCAGGAGGGGTCTTGTTGTGGGGGGCGTTCGCGGAGTCGACGACAGACACGAATAAAAAATAATATTCTCTCGATACTATATAACCCAATCCATCAATCCATCCATCATGAACATGAATCTCTCATTCAACCTCACAAAATATACCGGCGTTATGGCATTTTACGCCGTGCTGACGTATATCCTCTTTCCCGTGATTGCCTATTTCTTATTTGGAAAAACATTAGAGGCGGCTGGCAACGGTTTCATCGTCGGAAGTATCGTCTCGGTGGTTCTGTGGCGGTCGGTCGGAATGGGGATGGTGAAAGGGGCGTAAGCCGGATGTAGCATAGCCACATTTACATATGACGCTTAATCACATACGCGCTTAACAACCCCGTCATCGTCGAAAAGAACAGAACGGTTTTTGCTATATCAAAAAATTCATCTTTATCTGGAATGTGAATTTTTATTTGGTCGGAAATGTCGATATATTTATGCTTTTTGTGATTACCATTTTTTCCAATATTGAAATGGATGAGCGCCTCCATAAAAAAGATAATGAATGTGACTAACGTGATTATGATAAATACGGTTTTCATTTTTTATTATATATGAGTAAAAAATAGTTGTTAGGTGAATTCGGGATTGTGTATAATTATTATTTTTTGTTGTAATATATTATAACAAGTGTATTATGTATTCTTCGCGACGAAAGTCTAAACGTTCTTACAGGAAACGTGTTGTTTCCAGAAAAAATAAAACGCGTTCAAAGCGTAAGAATTTGAAGTTTAGAAAAATGAGGGGGGGGGGATTAACCTTGGTCGAAATACAAAAAATTTTGCAAGAAAAACAACCTGAACTTGCTGATTATGTTGGCAATCTTACTCATATACTTGATAAAACTTCTGTTGAGAAAACGTTTGAACATGTAAAAGATGAGACGGATAGTGATAAGCTTAATGAAGCGATTGGTCTATTGAACAAAAAGATGTTATTTGATCGTGACCTGGCGAAGAGAATGTCACTCCCGAAACAGCACTTCAACCCAGTCTCAGTTAGCGAGCAAAAATCACACCTTGATGATTATTTAACATCACGTGCTGCTGCTGCTCCTACACATTCAACCCCAACAAAATATTTACTAGATTTAAATGATGACATTTTTTATCCAGTAAATTCAGATAAAAACTATATAGTTTTTGAACAAAACATTGACCGAAAAGGGCTGGTCGAAAACAGAGTTAGACGATTAAATCGTGTTGTTAACACAGACAACCCAGAAATACATTATTACGTTATCACAGATATGGAACAAAACTCCCTCGACCCTCTCCCAAAAGATCTCTATGAGAAAATCGGTGAACCGGATATTGTTAAGAAAGTAGGTAGTTACAACGGGATAACGACTTCTAATATTACAGGTATTACTATTGACTAATAAAACTGAATCCATTAATCATTCCATCGCACCCACCCCGTATTTCGCCTCTACTTTCTCTTTCAATTTCGCGATTTCAGTTTCTAGTGTATAGTTTTCGGGCAATACCATACGGATTCCTTCACGGGGTCCGCTTTCGCGTCGTCTTTCATATACCAAGTGTGGTTTCTCGCGCACAACGACAAGCGAGATATATTTCGGCAACACCGCCGCTGGCGCAGTATCTTTCGGAAAAATGCCTTTTTCCAAATCACTGACGACCTTATTCGCTGCTTCTAATTTTTGTAGAAGCGACACTTTTTCAGATTTGCTTGTCATCCACGGTTTTTCAAGTTTGGGATGTTTCTCAACCTTGAAATATTCTCTCGACCGTGTGTGTTCTTTATCTAACCATTCGAAGTAATACACGACATATTTCTTCATCATTTCTTGGGTGATTCCTTCTGGGAGTTCGCGAGCGCTGTGTTTTCTATTGCGTTTGGTTCCATCATCGGCCGTGCCTTTACTGTTCTTTTGTTGTTCTTGCATCGTCGCGATGCGTAAATTGTCGTATCGGTTATTCATGGGGTTTCGGTCGAGGTGATCGACGCTTACAACGCTGGTGCCTTTTCCGTTCCCCCACGTATTCATAATGACTTGATGGATGAAGACGTTGTTGTGGCACGAGATATATCCGTTTGTTGTTTTATACCACGTCAGCTTGTCGCCGTTGTTGTGTGTTGCTTCGTATTCCAGTATTTTTTGGTAGCTCGTGGGGCATAATTCGCAGTATTCGTTGGGTTCGCAATACATGACAACCGCTGTGATTTCGCCAGTGTGGGGATTTGTAATTTCCCAGATGGGATTTTTCATTTGATTGGCGGTGCGTCCGAGAGATTTTGTGTGGCCGGGTCTGAAGGTCACGACAGACGCGGATGCGGAGTCGGAGCCGTATTTCTGGGTGATATAGTCGTTTTGTTGTTGGAATTGGAGGGTCATAGCGTAACGAATGTGGAGCCGAACGAATATGTCGCGGAATGAAGTGTAGCTGTATGGATTAGGGTGAAACGGAATAAACAATTTCAATTTTTTGATTCATGTAAAATTGAAATTAAATTAGGTGGGGATGATTTATAGAATGGTGAAAATGCCGAGGAAGTGTGCTTTTGTGGATGAGGAGGGGGTGAGGTGTGGGACACGACCCTATTATAATGTTAACGGTGAAACCAAAGGTGTTTACTGTTTAGAACACAAAACCGAACACATGTTAAAGGTCATTAGTCATCGTTTGCCGAAGAAGTGTGCTTTTGTGGATGAGGAGGGGGTGAGGTGTGGGACACGCCCCTATTATAATGTTAACGGTGAAACCAAAGGTGTTTATTGTCGAGAACACAAAACTGATAATATGTTTAATGTGGTTAGTCCTCGTTGTATATTTCAGGGTTGCACAATACAAGCGGTCTATAATAATATTGGTGAAACTGTTCCATTATATTGTTTTGAACACAAAGAATCACATATGACTAATATTAAAATCAAAAGATGTTCCCATATAAATTGTGAGACACGACCGATGTTTAATTATGAAGGTTTTACAAAACCGAAATTTTGTAACAAGCACAAGATGACAGATATGATAAATGTAGTTAGTAGAACTTGCCGAAATGAATGGTGTAAAATAATTGTTCTCACTGATAAATACGATGGTTTCTGCTTGAACTGTTTCATCCACGCTCATCCAGACAAGCCTGTCTCTCGGAACTACAAAACCAAAGAACGATGTGTGGTTGAATACATCTCATCACATTTCTCGGATTTCAGTTGGGTTGCGGATAAAACAATAACGGGTGGCTGTTCGCGTCGCAGACCTGACATCATGCTTGATTTGGGGTATCAAATCATTATTGTGGAAGTTGATGAAAACCAACATATTAACTATGACTGTTCTTGCGAAAATAAACGAATAATGGAGTTATCT